AAGTGAAATTGTAAGCAGTGTCAAGTAAGAAACGTTTTATAATCTGCGAGGATATAAAAGGAATAAGCAACAATAATACGGAAATACTAATGCTGGTTGTTTCTTAAGGTGCAAATACATTATCAACAAAAAGGAAAATGTCTCAACACTGCTTACAATAGTATTTATTATATACTGTTCAAAAGGGGGTTGTCAAGTGGTTTTTTTACCATTTTTTCCATTTGAACCATTTTTTTTGGTCTATGCTCTACCTATCTGATCCGGCGTCATAAAAAAACCCCCTATAGAATGTCTGAATAAACTATAGAGGGTCTAGTTTTTTTTAAATTGGAGTATAAAAAAAATGTCTAACAATCCAAAGGAAAATTAAACCTAGCGATTCAGTCCGACCAAGGAATGTTTCACTAATATTATTTAGTCTTTTCAAATAATGGGGGTAAAGTTTTGGGTTTGCCTCTGTAATTGCCTTGGCAGTTTAATTTTGTATCTATTTGTTTATAACCTTGTGATTCAAGTATACCGATTATTGCTTCACTGGGTGTTTGTGCAAAAATAACGTATCTTGATTGTATTCTAGAATATAACGTGCTGTATATAAGTTCTCGGCTTGTTGTGCCCAATCTTACAAGTTCGTATTTTTCCCATTCAATTGTTTTTACATCTTCTAGTATTGTGTTTTTACAAGTTTGTAAAAGTTTTGTGTTTATGTTTTTTATACCCCAACAACTAATATTGTTTCGTGTTGCTACACTACAGGGTTCGTATGTATCCACAGCATCAACAGTTTCACTTATAGTTGCTAAACTACGACTGGTCAATCCATTAAATCCAGGTCCTAAATCTAAACTTTGATTCACACGTTCTAATTGTGTATACTTGCTCCAATCACTGTTAACTACTTGTCCGTTGTGATGATTGTCCGGAAGTTCTTGTTGTTCTAACAGTTGCCAACCTATTTCTTTTTTATCAAACAACCATCCATTGCAACCTGTTCTTTTTGCTTGGTCTGGTGTATATCTTCTAAATGTTGACACAGGTCCACGTTCTAAAACTCTAGGATACATTTTATTGTAAACTGTTTCACCGTTTAAACCGTTTTCTTCATCTACAAAGTCTAGTGGATTTTTTACTGTCATACATTTACTTATAAAATAATACTAGCATATAACAAAAAAGCGAATGTGCTGTTATACACACTCGCTTTAGATACGATCTCCAGTTTTATTTATTGGTCGGATTTATAACCCTACACTAGAACTAAACCAATGTAGGATTATCCAAATTGTTAAGGCCCAAAACAAGAACCTATACATTATGCGGCTGTTACGCTTGGATCGTGTGATAATTTCCAGTTACTACCATCATAGAATACCAAACATTTTGCAACTGCTCCAGCACCTGCTGTGTTATTGGTTACATAAGCCGTGTTACCTTCTCTTGCTGGTAAGTTGCTTAAATTTGCAACTGTAACAACAGGCATTTGAAAACCGCCGGCGTTATAAGCACTTGCATCATCTACATTACCATAGAAACTGTATTGGTTTGAAACTGATCCTGTTCCATTGTTTATACTGTTGTAGTATAAACCATACATATTCGTAACGTTAACTAAACCACTGTTGATGTTTGGTTCCATATTGATACCACGCATATCAGTAATAGTTAAACCGCCTGTAGAACTTGCTTTTGCTTGTGGTGTTACTACTAGAGATCGTTGTTCAGTTAATGTTGATGCATTGTTACTTGCATTATCATTCTTAACCATACACGAATAGAAGCCATTATTTGCCCCCCTTCCGAACCCGGTTGTAGTATTGTCAAACCCGTCGAGATCATAAGATAATTCTGAATATGTGGATCTAATTCTACCTGGGTTCGGATTTGAGGCATTTGAACTGTTTGCTGTGGCTGTAACTTTTGTTAGTGTTGGGTGACTGTGAACTCTGTTACTTGGTCCAACTACTTCTGCTACATTTACAACACCATATACTCTGTTTGTGTTACTAAAACTGTCATAGTCACTGCTACTTGGACTACTTTGATCACCTAATATTTGGTAATTACGACTTGTATCTTTAATCATATTACCGTTTTGATCAAGTTCTCCACCTAACTCTGGTGTAGTATCTTCTACAACATTTAACAAGTAATTACTGTCATTGGTCCATTGTGAGATAGCACCTGTTTTATTAGTTAACGCATCACTTGAACTTGCAGTAATATAACCTGCACCATTTGTTAATTGGTTGTTGTTTGTAATTACTGTAGGAACATTACTAAATGTAAGTTGTCCTGCGGCATCTACTGTTAAGTATTGACTAGCCGCTGGTGCTGTTGTAGGTAATTTTAAATCGTAACCTGTTGTTGTTAGTGTTCCACTTATAGTTACGTTTTGTGTTTGAGCAGTGTTTTCAAATCTTAAACTGTTACCAGCCATAATTTGTAAACCATCATTTACTCTAACAACGTTAGTAGAACTACTAATAGTTCTTGCTAATACATCTAAATCACCACCTAGTTGTGGTGAAGTATCATCAACAACTGCTGATATACCACTAGCACCACTTGAGTCAACATATGCTTTTGTTGCCGCATCTTGGTTACTTGTTGGATCAACTAAATTTACAATTTTATATGTGCTAACTGCATCTAAATTTCCACCAAGTTCTGGTGTAGTATCTTCTACAACGTTTTGCAAATAACCACTTGTGATAGCACTAATGTCTACAGTGTTACCATTACTAATTGTTAAGTCTGGCGAACTAAATGAAAGTGTTTGACTGTCTGTTTCGCTAGTTAAGTAACCACGGTCATTTGTCCATTGACTAATGTTACCACTTTTATTTGTTAGTGTATCAGTTGAACTTGCTGTAATATAACCTAATGCACTCACACTAGTATCTAAACTTGCTGTTGAACTTTGATTACTGCCATTACCAATAAAGATGTTACCATCATTTAGGTTTGGTGTTGCGTTTGTTCTTCCTGCACCACCTACTTTAATTGTTGTGTTTGTTGTTGGTGCGGCTCTTTCAACTTTACCAATGTTTTGAATTAAACTTGATTCACCTGCGGGTGCTACGTTTGTTAACTTACCTGCTTCTGTGCTACTTACATATAAAACATCACCTACTGCAAATGTTAAACTACCTTCACCCCAGTTGGCTACATCTAATCCACGTTGTGATCCGAATGTTGCAAACTGTCCTGGATTGTTTGGACCCACTGAAGCAACAGCAATACCAAATGCTGGCATTGTTGAACTACTGTTTGCTTGTGCTAGATCTACTTCTGGTGTGTTTCCACTCAAACCTGAAATGTAAACAACTTGTCCTGGTTCAATTGTGCCGCCACTTACATTTTTACCTGTGAATCTTACAGCACCATCTAATGCTCCTAAAAATTCATCTGTGGCTGTTACTGTGTTAAATGTTACATCATCAGTTGTTGCAACTGGTTGTCCAATTGAAATATCACCTGCACTATAAGTTACGCCTGTGCCACCTACTAGGTGTGCATCAACTAAACTGTCTGCATAATACTTGTTTGTGCCTTCAGTGATATCATCAGTGTCTAAAACTACAACACCTGTTTGACCATTTACACTGTCAACTGCTCCACCGCCGCCACCTGCATTGTCTTCGTTTACCCATTTGCTTGTAGCACTGTCATAAACTAATATTTGATTATCAGTTAAACTAGTAATGTTTACATCACTAATATCATTAAGTGCCGCGGGTGATTCTGTTACTGTTATTCTATCATTAACAATGCTAACAGTTTCTTTTGTTTCTGCGATGGTAAGTGTTTTACCATCTTCTGTTATTGTAATGCTCTTTGGGAGAACACTAGAATCAGTAATTGTTACGTTACTTGCCATTGTGCTTCTCCTATGTTAAGTTAAATGCTGTGTAACCGGCATCAGTTGTTGGATCACCTACTACTACATCTGGTTCCCAACTTTGGACTATTGCCCAACGATGTGTGTTTGTTTGTGTTGGTGTGTCATTGGTTGTCCAAGTAACACCTACTACTGTAATTGGAACATTTTTTCTTGCATCTGGAACTAAAGGTCCTGTATACATACCGTCTGGTAATGTTACTCGTGCAAGTCCACTTGCCGCATTTGTAATAGCCGGTGCATCACCGCCTGTTATTTCTGCTTTTGCAAAACTGCCAATTACTTTTGAATTTGTAAAACTAGGTTCGCCTGTAAATCTATCATATGTGATAGTATCGACTACTAGTGTTTGATAATCTGCTTCAAATGTCCAACTTGTAATATCTTGGTCATAGTTATAGATTAAGTTTGTTCTGTCACTCGGAAATCCTTGACGCAAAATCAGTTGATCTGCTCCGCCAATAAATTGTTTAAATGTTAATACGCCTGCCATTTTATTTCTCTCCTGTGGGAAATGGTATTATCACTGTGGCGATAATACTTTATTGCCGTTCCTTGCTTTTGTTAATATTTGTAGATCCTGTTGTATCAACACTGGAACTGGTGTTGAGAATCCGCCATATTGTTTATGACTGTAAAGCCATTCTTCATATGGTCTAATTGTATTTAACCTATGATGTATATTACACAATGTTCTTCCACTTGCGTGTTTGTGTATCCACATCCTTGCAACATATTCGCCTAGTGGCTTTATGTTCTTTTCGCCTGTCCACTTTTGTATGTCTATCTTTTGTTGTTTCCAATAAGACTTACTCCAAGGACAAACGCTAACAATTGAAGCAAAATACTCGCTCCAATCAATATTATTTACGTTTACCGCCTCTTTTGCCGCCACGTTTTTTCTTTTTCTTTGTCATCGCCATATTGCTTACTACCTTTCTATAAAGACCCGTTAAACGACGTTTAACAGCGTCTATGATACCAATAATATACTGTATCATCATAATTTAAAGTCCTTCTTCCAAGCCTGAATACTCCAGTATGCAGGACTTAATGTTTTTTGACCTTTTACATTGTCTAACACTGCACCCATTCGTGCATTGAAACTTTTTCTTCTAACATCGTTGTTTCTTTTGATAGTCATACCTTTTTGTCCAAAGTTAACTTTCTTAACGTTGCCAGTTGATTGGTCTTTTACAAAGACTTTAAACTTTTTAACATCACCTCTCATTGGTGTGTTTAACTTTACGTCTCTGCCTCTGTATTTTGCCATTATAGTTTTTCCATAACAGTGTTCATAAGTTTTATAACATTAGAGTTTAGTTCATCAACTTTTTGCGCCATTGCTTTATGATCTTCTTCATTCTTAATTGCGTGTTGCTTTATACATTCAACATCTCTTTTGATGTCTACAATATTTGCTGTGTTTTGATTTACTTTTTCATCTAATGTCATAATAATATTTATTTCCTTGTTTTTATCAAACTGTGTAAATATTGTAACCAATTGTAACGTCTGCTGTCGCACTTGGATCTGATTCTGTGTAGTTCAGCATTTGAATTGTTACCTTATATGTTCTAGCACTGTCAAGTGTTACCAGTCCACTAGTAACAAAGTCTGTCCAATAAAATGCACCATATCCACCTGTTCCTTCGCTATAAACTGACGTTCCAGATACGTTGTCAACAACGTCTATAACGAATCCAATGTTATCTTCATCTTCACTCCAATCACTTCCTCTGCCGCCATTGGCACCACTACTGTTTTGATCATATATAGCATCAACTTTATATGTGCCACTTACATCTGGTGAAAAATTAACACTGTTGTATATTATAACAAAATCGCTTGTTGATGTGCTTTGTCTGATATTTGGTATGTTGGAACTATCAGTGTGTGCAATAATCATTGGACTACCATTTGGATTTAATCCTAATTTTTTAATACTTGGTGACGCAACATCAAATCCTTCTTCTGTTTGAAAAATATCAAATATCTTTTCAAACAAACTACCGGCACCACCGGCATTGTCTCTCATCATACTGTTAAGAAATCCAATTAAGGCAGAAAGACCTAAACTTGTTAAAATATTACCACTACCATCATCTACTTCTGTGTCGTTTGTGATATTGTCTGTAGTTTGTTTTGGTTGATAATCAATTAGTCCACTTCTTGTTGAAAAAGGACCTTGTGTTGTTCCGTTTACTGCTCTTAACTTAACTAAAAAATTGTCTTCGTTAAAATCACTAATATAATAATCTATTTCTTCACCAGGTGCAAAAAATCCTGTTGTTGATTTACTTGCAACTGTGCTGTGCAATTGATATGTTCTTGCTTCGTCATCAACTGTTTCCCAAGTAGGTAATTCTGCCGCAGGTATTGGATAATACCATACTTCAACTCCGTTAACAAGTCCTGCTTGATTATTTGGGTCTGTATTGTCAGGAACTGTTGACTCAATTAGTATAAATGGCTTTCTATCTACTTCTGTTTTTGTAACAGTTGGTGTAGCCATAGTTCCAATTGCACCTGCTGTAATAACACCGTCTGCATTGCTTCTACCAAATCTTTCTAAATCGCCTGTGTCATAAACGTTGGCATCGTATTCTAATCCAGTAATTTTTATTTGTATTGTTCCATCACCACCGTCAACTTCTTCTATTTGTAAAACACGAAATAATTTATTTGTCCAACCATAAGTTGTGTTTGTTATGTCTATAACATCTCCTGCATTTACATCATTTTTCGAATAGTCTGTTGTAAAACTAACAACTAAATCTACACGACTTTGTTTTAATTCTAATAAACCAACTACTGTTGCTGTAATAGTGTCATTAATTAATGGATAATTTAATTTTAACATATTATCAGGTTCGTTAGGTTTTCTATCACCTGAAGGTAAATCTATTCTAACAAAATCTGCACTATCATCTAAATCTTTACTAGGGTATGTTACTTCAACACTGTTTGCTAAACTGTCTAATCCACTACCACTTACATCAACTGCACCAATAATATTACTATCATTGAAACTATGACTGCTTGACTCTGCTTTGTTGATTACTAGACTCCATTTACCGGAACTTACATCATATGTTACCCAAGTGTTACAACTATTGGCAATATTTTCAATATTTTTCCAAACTGGCTTTGCTGTATCAACTACACCATTAATTCCATATCTTTCTATTTGCGATATCGCTGTCATATTTTAATCCTTAATAACTGTATAATTTTAAAATAATTATACCGTCTTGTCCGTCACTTCTGCCTTCTTTGTTTATAGTGCTTGGTGTTGTATTTGTTCTTTCAATTGATTCACCTGCTCCACCACTACCAACATAACTTCCTGGACTTGGTATAGATCTACTTGGCCAATCTGCTGTGGGAATACTTTCGCCTCCCCAACCACCGGCACAATAATATTGATTACTTCCACTTATATCTGTTTCATATAAATTACCGGTATCTGTTGGATTGTAAGGTGCACCTAGGGCTCCATCAAAAGGATCTTTTGCTGGTTGATTAGTTTGATCAAATCCATCGATGGATTGTGTTGTTATACTTCCGCCTGTGTATGCTGTTATTGAATACGTTGGTGTTGTTCCTGATCCTCTTACTGGATAAACACTGCTTCCGTCATATCCACCACTAGCACCACCACCTTGTCCTCCGGTGTCACCGTCATCATCTTTACCATCACCGCCATCTCCACCTTTTAAACAAGTTGCATATATAGAACTAACTGCGTTGGCTTCAATAACACTGTTACCTGTGCCTGAACCTACTTGTCCTACTGTAAAATCTAAATTACCTTCTGCTTTGGCTAACAAGTCAACATTTACTCCGTGTAACAATGCACCTGCACCACCGCCACCGCCGGCACACGCCGCGAACACGCCTGTTTCAGTTGGTAATGCTGTTCCGCCTACACCACCTGCACCAATTACTAATACATCACATTTTAAGAAGTATTTTTGTGCATCAGTAAACGATACATTTGTAGTATTACTAGTGTATGTTAATACTCCGGTTCCTGCTACTGGTGTTGCATCTGCTGTTCCGTTAATTTTAAAATAACTTATATCTGTTCCTTGACTTGCACTTGTTAATGTAACTTTTAATTGTTGCTGAGTGCTTATACTTGCTGGTGGCACATATCTTACGTTACTTGCTAACCAAGTATCTACTTGTGCTTGGTTTCCAGTGTATGTAATAAATTTTGCTGGCACACTATTGGTGCTGTTGTCTATTAACCAACCATCACTGTTTGTGTTATTAAATGTTGTAATGTCAAACCTAACTGTATAACTTGGATCACTTAACGCACTACTAATTGTAGGTGGATTACTAGAAAATAAATTTGTTGTAACAGCATTCTCTGTGTAAGCTCTGTCTAATCCAATGTTATCTATTTCTACTAATGCTTGAACTGTTGCGTTTGCACTACTGCTTGTAACTTTTCCACTAGTGGCATTTGTTAAGTCGTAGTTGAATACATAACTTACATCACTGTTTGCTGTTGGATTCAACGTAATACTATCTATAACATTTTGAACATTTGTTTTTGTGCCAATAATTGTTAATTTTCTTTGTCCACTATTAAATGATACAGTAGTTCCACTGCCACTTGGTGGTGGTGTATAATTATAATCATCTATTACTGCTGTATTGTTTGGTGCTATATCAAATTGATATACTGTATCTGCTGGTGATGTATCTACAATAGTAGGTAAAGTCGTTGCAACGTTTGTATCATCTTCTTGATAGTCTGCCGCTGTTGCTGGTGTAGTCATTTCATCACTAGTGCTGGTAATTGTTAAATTAACTGTTTGTGTATCTGAATATTCTACTGCCGGATCTGCTTGTGTAGGAAATAAAACTTTAATTGCATATGTAGTGTTTGTTTCAACATCAACTAAAATAATTTTAGCCTGTGCTATCAATGTATTAAAATCAGTAACAGTATAAATGTTTTTTGCTTCAAATACATTTGGTGTAGTTTCATTAATTGTTACACCTGTGGGTAATGTGCCCCACTCAACTAAACCGTTAACTGGAAAAGTTGTTAAGTCAACTTGTATCTTAACACCATCTGCTGTATTATCAATTGCTTGTATTTCTTGGAATGAGCCATCGTAGGTTTCATTTAAAACTATTTCACCTTGTTCTGCTTTAGAGATTGCAACTGTGCCTGTGCTGTCTGTATAACTTACAACATAGTCTCTGTTTAAGTCATCAAAAGTAAGGACACCTTGACTCCAAGTATTTAAATCTGCTAATGTATTCACGACTGGTTAATATCTCCTGCTGGAATACTAGCACCATATCTTGTGTTTGTCATCATATCATTTAAACAATCACCTGGTAGTGTCATTGAGTTTGATAATTTTGCAATTACACTTCCTAATCCGGCTGTATTCTTTTCTTTGTTATATTTTACTTTACATAATACAAATACCAATTCATTCATTGTATCTGTGCTGGTCCAACTTGGCATTAAACTATATGCTGTTGCTGTCTGTGTTGCAAAGTCTTCTACGTTAGTTGGGTTTGTGCTACCATTGTTAAAACAATATATTTCAACTAAATCATTTAAACTTCTATCAATTTTACCATTTACGTCTACAGTATAATCAATTGTGTGTCCATCTGCTTTAAAAACTACTCTACTATTGTTGTAGTAAATGTCTTTGAATGTTACTACACTTTGAACACTGTCACTCATCTTAACACCTGTGCGTTCGCTTAACACTAAACAATACCACATTGTTTGATTGTTGTCTGTCATTCTAACATCTATAAGTTTACCACCTGTAAATGCGTTACCATATACAACAGGAATCTTTTGACTTGGGTCTGCTGTTTGTTGTAACCTTACACCAAAGTCTGGTTGTTCTTCATTTAAACTACTTTCAGTATTTGATTCTTGTTGATTGGCACTTGCTATTTTTTTAATTGCAAGTCCTGTAAGCACTGTTCTGGCAATTTGACTGCCTATACTTTTACCAGTTATAAAACCAAAGGCAGATTTTGCTACACCAACTAATCCAGTTAAAAAACTCATTATTTTGTTCCTACTCTAGGTATAGTATCCGGTGCACCAAAATTAAAATTACTATTTCTTATTTCTGGCACTCTACTAAATGCTGTATCTGTTGGAAAAAACTTTGCTTCGTCTACAGGATTAGTTCTACGTCCTCTTGTTTGTTTTAGTAAAACACTTAAATTACTTGAACAAATAAATGTTAAAATAAAATCACTAGTTCCTGTTTGCGAATTAAAGTTTTCTTTGAATCCTACATTGTTAATGATACCTTCGAACTTTAGAGGTGCATCAGTTGTTACAATATTATTTGATGTTGGTATACGAGTGCCACTACCAACAATTTCATTATTTGCAGGATTGTAAAATATCTTTCTTATTTCGATAGTGCTACCTTTTAAATTAGTATTCATTGCGGCAGTTACATTTGAACTTAACAATCCTGTGATACTTAAACTTAAATCGTATGTTGTTCCTTTTATTTCGCTTTTAACAGGACTTACACTTAATAGACTACCTAATTCATCATAGTCTATACTGTCTACAGTTAAACTATGATTATAATCACTAAATGCTATTGTTTGATATGAAGGGATAACAATTTTAGCAAGTAATATAGTTCCAACAGATGTGTAACTGCTTAAATCTGTCATCTTGTAACCTCATAAAAAACAAATGCTCCACTCCAACTAACTTGGTCTCTTGCAAATATAGTCCAACTAGGAAATTGTGTGCAAATGACGTCCCATTGTGCTAGTGGTCCAATATCTAAATCATATGTTGTGCCTGTTGTTTCTAATGGAGTGCGATTTACTAATATGTCCGGTGTCCCACCTGTGTAAACAACGTCTTCTTTTACTTGATATACATTTTTTGTTCTTAACTGTATAATGTCGCCTGCTTTTAAAACTTTTTCGTTAGTTGCTGGTGTATAAGCACCAAATGAAACAAACTGTAGTCTATCACTTAATGTTGGATGCACTTGTGCCGTCCAACCTGTTGTAGTTGTTGACTCTCCTAAATAGTTGTTTAACCAACCAGTGTATCCTGATGTGTTCATTTGAATTGTATCAGTTGTATATCTATCTAAATTCTCAAATTCTTGAATGTAAGGTCTTTGATCGCTCCAACGAATACCGTTAGGTAATCGCACTGTAAATCTCCAAGTGTCTCCACCTCTTTTAACACTGCGAACTGTGTTGTCTCTTGTTATGCTTTGTGCCACTACTGGGCTCTTGTCTATGCTTATGCTTTCTGCATTATCAAATATATATTGAAATCCACTCATCTAGATACTCCTTGCGCCTTGCATTGAAACCGCGTGTATGAAACTTGGATCTCTAGCAACCAAGTCTTGGAAACTTGGTGCATCAACGGCGTTAATATTATATGTTACATTTGTGCCAGTCATTGGTGTTATGTTTGCTGGACCGCTAATTAATTCTGGACCTTTTTCACCAACAATACCAACTTGACCTGCAGGTAAAAATCCACCATTAGCAAAGAAGCCACCAAATAGTTTACCTATACTAGAAAATATATTACTGCCACCACCGGATCCTCCTCCACCAAATAAATTACCCATTAGTTGTCTTATTTGACTTCTTAAAATTTGTTCTGCAATATCACTCATTAAACTTTTAAATGATAGTTTACCTGTTTTAACAAAACCTACAATAGCATCTTCCATACCTTGTGTCGCTGTGCTGAATAATTCTTTAGCATTTGAACTAGCATCTCTGGCTCTCTTAACGTATTCGTCTGTTGCTTCACGCCAACCGTCCATCCAAGTTTTTGTTCCTTCACTATTTGAATCTAAAAAGTCTTGATACTCTTTGTTTAGGTTTGTCATAGCAATACCAAATTCAGTTGTTGTGATTTTACCTTCTAGTAGAGCTCTGTTTAATAATTCTGTTTCTTGTTTGTATTTTTCTTTTGCGGCTTTTAGTGGCAGTAATCTATCTGTAAGACCTTTCATACTGTTTTCTAATTTTTTAGCATTGGCAACTTCTTCTTTTGATTGTTTCTTATCAATAACAACACCGCCTGCTTTAATTTCAGGTATTTGTGTAACACCTGCAATAGTCTCGCCTGCTTGTTTAGATTTTTCTTTTAATTCGTCGTATGTCTCACCTGCTTCTCGAACAGCAGTTTTTAATTCATCATACTGTGCTAAAACTTCTGGTGGTATAGCGGCTACAATAGCATCTTTCATTTCACCGGCTTTACCTGCCGCATAATCTAATGCGTCGCCAACTCCTGCTGATACTACATCTCCTAATTCTCTTGCACTGCTTGAAACTTCATCTAATCCAGGAATTATTCTTGCAATAGCATTGTAACTGTCAATAAGAACTTGTATAAAGTCAAAGAATCTATCTTTTAACCAAGTAACAACTCCACCAACTTTGTCTGCTAGGAAACTTGTAAATCTTCCAAATGCTTTTCCTAATACATCTACTGCGGCTTTGATTTGAACAAATGTTCTACCCAATCCGTTTTCAAATGATAGGTAAGCAATTAGTGTAGCAATACCTATTGCTAGTAATCCAAAAGGATTTGTTTTCATAGCATTCTTTAAAAGATTGAATCCTGCTGTTGCGGCAGTTAAAGCACTTGCTAAACCTTTCGCACCTAATGCCGCTGTTAAGCCAACTACTGCACTACCAACTAGTTTGGCATTGTCTGCCATTAGTTGTAATAAGAATTGAACACCGTTAAGTGCTGATCCTAATACAGTTCCAATTGTTTCAGCAAGGTCTTTGTTCTTTTCAATAAATTCTGTTACAGTTAAAATAAGACTGCTTAATGCTGGCTTCATTGCTTCACCAACTTGTCCTGCCGCATTTTTAACAGCAATACTAAAGTTACTCATTAGTGTGCTTATGTTACCTAATCTGTCAGCAGTGGCACCACCAAATCTTTCGTCTAGTCCTTCAGCAAGTGCTTCTGTAATCTTACGAGCACCTTCGGCACTCTTACCAAACTCTGATATTTCATTTCTTGTAATACCTAATTTCTCTGCAAGGATTTCAAATACAGGAATACCTCTGTCACCAAGTCTGTTAAGTTCTTCTAAACCTAGTCCACCTTGTGTTGTTCTTGATAACAAATCTGTCATCGCATTTAGTGTCCCGACTTGATCTGTGGTTACTGCCGCTGTATCTGTAAATGTTTGTAATAATTTTTCTGTTGGCTGAATACCTGCACCAGCAAGTTTAATAAATGTATTGGATAAGTCTTCAATACCAAACTGTGTTTTAGTAGATAAGTTTTGAATAGCCTCGAATGCTTGTGCACCTTTTTGTGCTGATCCAAATACACTACCTAGTGTAGTTCTTAAATCTTCAAAACGTGCTGTTGTATCAATGATACCTTTTAGTGCGGCACCGGATACAACACCGGCTAAAATAGTTTTAAGTCCACCAAGGCTTGATCCAAATCCTTGAGCACTCTTATCAACTTTCTTAACAGCCTTGTCAGTTTTGTTTAACTGTTGTTGTAATTGTTTAATACCACCAAGAGCTTGTCTTGTGTTAATATTAATGCTATAAGTTAAATCAGCCATTGTTTACTTCCTAAAAATTTTCTCAATCTCTTTTGTTATAAGATCGCTTGTTGGTTTACTCATACCGTCTGGTGCTTGTCTACTTCTCCCAGCATCCAATTGTGTTGCATATGGATATGCGGCACGAATCTTATTGCCTTGTAATCTTGTTTTACGTTTTGCATTACCTGTTCTTACAGGAGTCTTTACCTTGAATTCTAAAAAGGCTTTTTTAGTAACCTTTGTTTGTAATTCATCAACAATTTTTTCTAAACTAGGATTTATCCTGTCTTTTGTTTTTGGCATTGTTAACTCCTTGTAACATTTTTTCTAATGCTTTTGTGGTGTGACCTTTGTTATTTTTATATTCGTCGGTCTCTTTCCACTCAGCATACT